CTCTTGGAAGAGCTGGTTACAGCGTTGGGAAGTTGAAGGCAAAGGCACTGGTTGGTACATGACCTTCCGTCCAATGCAACAATCCCGACCAGTAACCACCTACGACAACACCTGGGCTGGTGTCAAAGCTGCTGCAACTGCTGCAGGCTCTAAGCACCCTTCTGTTGTCGCTGCTCAATGGGCATTAGAGAGCGGCTACGGCAAGCACACCTCTGGTAAGAACAACTACTTCGGTATCAAGGGTACTGAAGGCCAGGGAACACTCAAACGTACCGCTGAATTTGTCGGTGGCATGGAGATCAAAACCGACGCTTGGTTCAAAGATTACCCATCACTCTTTGAGTGCGTCCAAGATCTCGTCAACAAGTGGTACAGAGACTACAAGAACTACAAGGGTGTCAACCGTGCATCCTCTCCAGAAGAGTGTGCTCGTCTTCTTGTCGTCGAGAAATACGCCACTGATCCCGCTTATGCGGACAAACTAATACGTATTTTGCGGGAACATGGTTGAGGCAATTATTACGGGAGTTGCATCCCTTGTTATTGGTGTTGGTGGTGGCGTAGCTTCTCTTACTAGTAGAACTAATTCACGTATGGATCGTATTGACAAACGTATTGACGAGATTGAATTACGTCTTGCTGAGAAGTATGTGCCACGACAAGAACTAGCCAATGCTTTACAAAAGATGGAGGATCACATGATCCGCATCGAAAATAAACTAGATCAAATTGTATTGAGAAATGGCTAACAAGAAGGCCACAGAAGATCAGTTCAATGAACTGCACAACCTTGTAACCAATGAGTTCCTTGCTCGTATTAAATCAGGTGAGGCTTCTACAGCTGATCTAAAGGCGGCTTGTGATTGGCTATCTAAAAATGACATCAGTGGGGTTGCTTTTGAGGGTAACCCCCTTGATAAACTAGCTACCATCATGCCTAAAGTAGACCCTGAACTTATCCAGAAGAGGCTTTATGGCAAGTCGCACATCTAACTATTACAAGTCTAATCCTGAGGCTAAGGCTAAACGTCTTAAGCAACAGGCTAAATATAATAAGACAAAAGAGGGGCTCAAGATCCGTACTAACGCAAATAAGCTAAACCGTAAGCTTGGTACTTATGGTAATGGTGATGGTATGGATGCTTCCCATACTGGTCCTAACAAGGGTAAGTTAGAATCACCTAAAGCTAATCGTACACGCCCACGTAAGGGTAAGAAGTATGGCTGACTTTCTGATCCTGTAACATGACTCCACTCCTGCCTAGTCCTGATCACTACCTCCACAACCTAATAACGATGACAAGCTCTGAAGCAAAAAGGCTACACCGTCGTGCAATTAAAGAATACTTTAACTGTCAATGTGTTTATTGCGGAGAAACTTATGAATTACATGAACTTACACTTGATCACGTTCGCCCTAAGTGTCTTGGTGGCGAAGACCTTACATCAAATTTGGTACCCAGCTGTAGGAAATGTAATCAGGCTAAAGGCAGTAGAAATTGGTTACAATGGATGAGAGATACATTTGGCCCTACCAATAGGGAAACATTAATCCTAGCACACATTCGTTAATCATGGACAAAAAGAAAACACTAAAAGAGATGCGTGAAGAGATCAAACAAATGATCGAAGCATCTCAACGTCGTCAGAAAGGTGAGAAGGTAACCTCACAAGACATTAAAGAAAACCCTATTGGTACACGGGCTAAGTCGGTTAAGGCTGAGAACTTCCGTACTGATGTTGACACTGGCATGAAGGCACAGAAGTCTAAAGACTATAGTAAAGCAAAAACCTCTGGTACCTATATGGACTCTAATAATAAGCCTAACCCTCCTAAAGCTAAACGTGACGAAAAGCCTCGTCAACGCCCTGGTGCAGGTCGTGAGGCAATGATGGCCAAGATGGAAGAGGAACGTAAGCGTCGTATGCGTGGTGAGTCGGCTGTTGTCGGGAGCTAAGTAATGGCCCCAAAACGTGTAAAACCTTTGGATAAGGTGTTACTAGATGCAGCAACAGCAAACTTATCTGAGCCAAGAGGGCAGCAATTAATTTTTGATTATTACAAAAGAGTTGGCTACCTTCCACCTAAAGATGCCCAAGGTCATACTTTTAAGTCTTTGCAAGAATACCTTTCTGCTGTACAACGTTTAGCTAATCAAGAACGATCAATTAATCCTGACGCTAACCCTAATGAATGGTTGAGAGCTGCAGAGGCTAGGCTAGGGTTTAATAGACAAATTAGATCAGCAAAAACTGGTAAAGAACTTTCTATTGTTGCAAGTCGTCAATTAGAAGATCCAAAACAAAAACTTGCTAAGAATCGAGTTGGATCCGTATTTCCGCTAGAGATAGGAGAAGATGGAAACGTTCGGTTTAACAAACGCAAGTATATGTCAGCAGAAGGCGGCTTGCCTAGACCAGTTTACGATTTTATTAAATCTAAACACGGTACAGAAGTAGCTAATACTTATCAAAAGTCTGTTCGTAAAGAATGGAAAGATATGGGAGATGCTGGTAGAAAGTTAGCAGCTGAAACAGGAATCCCATTTGATAGAGGACATTGGTTATCTAATAAATATGGTGGAGCAGAAAGTGCTAGAGCAGGGGCACTTGAAATCGCTAAACTTAATAGATTACATGGAGCAGCTCCTAGAGGCAATATAGAAGCCATTAGGGAAACAGGTAGAACATCTTTTGGTTGGTTAGATGATTTTTATCAATGGGATTTAACTAATAATAAATTAAACGTATTAGGATCAGAGCACTTAAAAGATGCTGATTTACAGGCGATATCTAATGGACTGGATCCTAATAAAATTATTGCACAACGTGTAGGTGAATGGGAGGCGAGGGGACGTACCCCTGATCCAGATTCTGTAGGTTTTATTTTTGGATCACAACTTGATAGAGATGAAACTATCAGACAGCAACAACTGCGTATGATGGAGGAGCAACTAGCTTCAATCTCTAAAACAGGTATCGATCCTCAAACTGGTAATTCTGTATCACCAGAGCGTTTGGATGAGCTACAAAAAGGCGCTAGGGCTGCTAAAAAATCTACAAAGTTAATGCCAGGTGGAACTACATTAAAAACGTTAGGTAAGGCTGCTAGTATCCTTCCTGGTGTTGGTGCTGTATTAGATGTTGGCGATGTATTTGCTGGTACACAACAGGCTATGACTTCTGGCTCTAGACAGCAACAAACAACAGGAACCTTAAGGTCTGCATCTGGCGCATTAGGACTAGCGTCTTTAGCGGCACCTGTATTAGCACCTGCTGCATTGGCTGTTAGTGGCGTATCTGCACTAGCTGAAAGACGAGCTGCCATGCCAAAACCAGCACAAGTAGATCAAATTATTCCTACACCTAAACCAGTTATGGCTAACACCCCTACTGGTGTGGCTCAACTAAAAGCAATGCCCAAGTCTAAACCATTAAACTTGGCTAACGAAGCGCAGTACTTTATTGTTAATCCTATTAGAAGTGCTTTTAGTAAAGTATTCGGTAATAGGGACATCTGATGCCTAAACCTAAACAACAAACTATTCAAGAGAAGATACAGCAACTACTGCGTGACCTAAAGATTGGATACATCAACGGTCAAAATCCTATGGGTCGTGCTCAAGTGGGGCATGGTTACTTTCCAGCCAAAAATGCTTCACTTAATATCGGGGCATTGATGAACATGCCGTATGATCCTGAGATGAGGATTAGACCTAAGGATCCTCAACAACAACTACGCTCTATTACTTCTGGTATTGGTCGTGTGGAACGTATCCATAATGCCTACATCAAACCGCGAGTAAAGCTTGCTGATTAAACCTTCACCATTGGTGCCTAGGAGCCTCTACAAGGGGCCTCTAGGTGCTCTTACGTATATTCTACCATAATCCATGAAAACATCCAATACAGCCGCTTCTAAGCGCAATGAGATGAAGATTGCTGGTTACCTTAGTGATTCTGATCGTCAAATCCTTAAAGATCACGCTGAAACATTGCGTCGTCAAGGCACTAAGGCTGCAGGTAAAGAACTTGAACGAATGAACAAAATGTATTCCCAATATGGAATGTCATTTGGCAAGTTGAAAGGTGTATGATGAACGTCCTTGATGCACTCAAGGATGATTTCAAGCTGTTTCTACAAGCACTGTGGCAGCAGCTTGATCTTCCTTCGCCAACCCGAGCACAGTACGCCATTGCTGACTACTTACAACACGGACCTAAACGACTACAGATTCAAGCCTTCCGAGGAGTCGGTAAAAGCTGGATTACTGGAGCGTTTGTGTTGTGGACACTTTTCAATGACCCTGAACGTAAGGTTATGATTATATCGGCTTCTAAGGAGCGTGCTGATAACATGTCTATCTTCCTTCAGAAGTTGATCATTGAGACACCATGGCTAGTGCACCTTAGACCTAAGAGTGATGATAGTCGATGGAGCCGTATTAGCTTTGATGTTAACTGTTCACCTCACCAAGCACCATCCGTTAAGAGTGTTGGTATTACCGGTCAATTGACAGGCTCCAGGGCCGACTTGATGATTCTTGATGACATTGAGGTGCCTGGTAACTCGATGACTGAGATGATGCGGGAAAAACTCCTACAGTTGTGTACTGAGGCTGAGTCCATCTTAACACCTAAGAAGGATAGTCGTATTATGTACCTTGGTACACCACAGACTACCTTTACCATTTACCGTAAGCTAGCCGAACGTAACTACCGCCCCTTTGTTTGGCCAGCTCGGTATCCACGTAAGGATAAACTATCTCAGTACGAAGGTCTACTATCCCCACAGATTGTAGAAGACATTGAGATGGGTGTCGAGGAGTGGGCACCAACAGACCCTGATCGCTTTACTAGTGATGACCTAGTAGAACGTGAAGCTGCTATGGGTCGTAGTAACTTCATGCTACAGTTTCAGTTAGACACAACACTTAGTGACGCAGAGAAGTTCCCACTTAAATTTAGTGATCTTGTCATTACCTCTGTTAATCCGACTCAAGCACCTGATGCTGTGGTGTGGTGTTCTGATCCTCGTAATGTCCTCAAAGATCTCCCCACCGTAGGACTACCTGGAGATTACTTCTATTCTCCTATGCAACTTCAGGGTGACTGGAGTGACTACACCGAGACCATCTGCTCCGTAGACCCAAGTGGTAGGGGAAGTGATGAAACAGCAGCAACATACATAAGTCAAAAGAATGGGTTTCTCTACGTTCACGAAGTACGAGCTTATCGCGACGGTTATAGCGACAATACACTTCTTGACATCTTGCGTGGGTGTAAGCGGTACAATGTTACTAAATTACTCATCGAAACAAACTTCGGAGACGGTATCGTCGCAGAACTGTTTAAGAAGCACCTCCAACAAACTAAACAAGCAATAGACGTAGAGGAAGTACGGGCTAATGTACGTAAAGAAGATCGTATCATTGATGCCCTAGAACCTATCATGAATCAACATAAACTTATTGTTGATCGTGGGGTGGTGGAGTGGGACTACTCTTCCAATAAGGACGCACCACCTGAGGAACGTTTATTGTATATGCTCTTCTACCAAATGAGTAGAATGTGTCGTGAGAAGGGTGCAGTTAAACACGATGACAGATTAGACTCATTAGCACAAGGTGTAAAATACTTTACAGATGCTATGGGCATTAGTGCTTATGAAGCTGTTAAAATGCGTAAACAGGAAGAGTGGCAAGACGTATTAGACACATT